ATAGAACGCGCGCTACCTCCATGACCTGCCTACGCACCTCATACTCAGAAGGTCGAATATTCTCGACACCCACGTGCAAAGACATCTTCACGAACTTCTTCTCTTTTGTCGGCGTGTGAGACTTCATGCTGAAAACCTCAGCGTCAATAAACCCTGCCCCTTTGCAGCCATCGCATTGCTTCACGCTGGCGGCGCTACGGGAATAGTCCTCGAACGCGAAGCTGGCCAACTGATGCATTACCAGTGGTTTAATCTCTGCATCGAGCTTCCGTAATGCCGCAACCCTATCGCACCTGGTCAGCGCGTACTGAGCCAGCAGTTCGATCGCCCTCTCCCGGTCATTGTTGCTGATGCCCATCTTCCCGAGAAAGGCGCTATAACCCAAGGCTGCCCATTCCTGGGTCATGCCCATAGCGGCCATGATATCCGTCCCGGTTAATGAGTCTGATGCAGTAGCTCGAGGAGAGTCGCTAATCATTGTCGATTTAGCAAAGTGATATTTGAGTGTATTTTCGAGATTCATGCGGTCTCCAGCTCGGTAATAGTGAGTTCCAATTTTCCGCCCTTAACGACAGGCATTTTCACAACGCGATAATCCACAACCTGGCAGTCATCCAGCCAGAATCCTGCCTTGGTTAAAGCATCGAATGCAGCCTTCTGCAGGTTATCCAGATCGCGGCGCCGGCGGTCGGGCATGTGACATTCAATTCGGATTTTGAGTAGTGCAGCCGTTCGGATATTCAGCCGGGCGCATCGAATGACACTTGCGACCGCATAACGGTACGCGACGCCATCAGCGCTAATGTGAGTTCGCCCGCGGTTGTGCCGGTAATACCGGTTGTTACTCGGCGGCCAGGGTAAAGTGATTTGATATGTCTTCACGTTCACCCCCACATCCGGTTTCGCCAGCGGCTATCCGGGCACGCTGGCGTATTTGAGGTCGGAAGGAATGCACTCACAGTCCAGGTCACGTAATCCGGGTTAAGGCTACGCTCGACTCGCACGCTGCGCGCTTTGTAACGCTTAACCAGTTCGTCGGCCTGTTCGGTACTGCAATCGGTGTGATGGAACCAGGTAAATTTCATTCCCTCACCCCACAAAGCCAAGAAGCTGAGCTGCGACGTTTTCGGCCTCGTCGCGACTGCGGAATGAACGGGACAGGACCCAGCGCCAGAGGACATCAAGCGCGGCTTTGTACAGCTGCTGGAACTCGATTTCGTCCATGTTCGCGAATGAGATGCTGCGAGGATGTTTCTGGAGGGTGCCATCCGGAAGCTTTATGGCGTCGTAATGCCCGGCCTGAATCGTCACCCAGGCGCGGTATGCATCGAAGGATTTACAGAGGCTGATCCCGTTCGTGACGCGGCGGCTCGCTACCTGCTCAAGATAGTGCTCAGCGGCATCAAGTAGTGCTCCTTCGTTGCCGCCATAGGAGGCCAGAAATTTAGCGTAGCCGGTAACCAGCTTGCGCTCGTTGGAGGAGATCGCGCCGCCGGTCGGCTCCCAGTATTCGAAGCCCAGATTCAGCAAAGCGAAGAAGCGGCGATGAAACGCTGGATTGCGTACCTGTTTGAAGTCGGCCACCAGTACGGCGCCGAGCTTTATTTTTGATTGCAGTAAATCGCTGCTCTCCGGCGTAGCCGGGATCAGGATCCCTGAGGACTGCTTGATGAGTTGTAACTGCGCCATGGTGTTCACTCCGTGGCGCATCGATGTCAGGTTGCTGGTTGTTCAGGCCAGCTCAAGAATTATGATTGCGTACGTAGTGACAAGTCAATTTTTAGAAGCCATTTCCCTTACAACTTCCATTATTGTTTCCTTCGACCAGTATCGATCGTCCCTGCTTAGTTTTCTTTGAGTTATGGAACTGTCGTTGGTGGAAATTATATACCGCTCTTCCGCCCTCATGCTGAACGTCAGCAGCTCTTTTCCTTTCCCATCGGTAAGGTGCGCTTAAACGTGCGGGAATAACTAACTTCCGCTTTCATGACCTTCGACATACATGGGCGAGTTGGTTAGTGCAATCTGGTGTTTCTCTGCTGGCACTTAAAGAAATGGGTGGTTGGGAGACTCTCGAAATGGTTCAGCGATATGCGCATCTTTCAGCGGGTCATCTAAATGAGCATGCAGGCAAAATCGACACGATTCTGAACCGGAATGTCACAAATATGGCACAAGAGGAAAATGTGGTTTACTTAAAGGTGAGATAACTTATTGAAAAAACTGGTGCCGATAATAGGAGTCGAACCTACGACCTTCGCATTACGAATGCGCTGCTCTACCAACTGAGCTATATCGGCCCTGAGAGGCCGGTTACGAGTGTAACCACGGGGCAAAAGGTTAGATCTATCCGGGTGATGCGTCAATGCCCTTTTGAATCAAACGGCTACTTTTGCATCACCCGTGATTATTTACGCACGAATCGTATCGTCACCGAAGCCGATCCACTTGTACGTGGTCAGCGCTTCCAGCCCCATTGGACCGCGCGCGTGCAGTTTTTGCGTGCTGACCGCCACTTCTGCGCCCAAACCAAACTGTCCACCGTCGGTGAAGCGGGTGGAGGCATTCACATACACCGCGGAGGAATCCACTTCGTTCACGAAGCGATCGGCATTACGCAGCGTACGCGTCAGGATCGCGTCCGAATGCTGGGTGCCGTGTTCACGAATGTGCGCAATGGCGTCGTCGAGATCCGCAACCACTTTCACGTTCAGATCCAGCGACAGGAATTCGTCGTCGTACTGCTCCGCATTGACGGGAACGACGTTAGCAGGGCCATCCTGCAGCAGCGCGAGCGCGCTGGCGTCAGCATGCAGCGTCACGCCGCTCTCTGCCATCTGTTTGCTCAGGGCCGGCAGGAAGGTGTTCGCAATATCCTGATGCACCAGCAGCGTTTCTACGGTGTTACAGGTGCTTGGACGTTGGGTTTTTGCGTTCACGATAATCTTCAGCGCCGGTTCAATCTCCGCACTGTCGTCGACCACGATATGGCACACGCCGATACCGCCGGTGATCACCGGAATCGTCGACTGCTCACGGCAGAGTTTGTGCAGACCTGCGCCACCGCGTGGGATCAGCATGTCGATGTATTTGTCCATGCGCAGCATTTCGTTGACCAGCGCGCGGTCTGGGCTCTCGATCGCCTGTACGGCCCCCGCCGGTAAGCCACACTCTTCCAGCGCCTGCTGAATGACTTTCACCGTCGCGGCATTGGTGCGCCAGGTCTCTTTTCCACCGCGCAGAATAGCGGCGTTACCGGTTTTCAGGCACAGAGAGGCGACGTCAACGGTGACGTTTGGGCGGGCTTCGTAAATGACGCCGATAACGCCAAGCGGCACGCGGCGGCGCTCAAGACGTAAACCGCTGTCGAGCAGCCCACCATCAATGACCTGCCCTACCGGATCGGCCAGATTACAGACCTGACGGACATCGTCGGCGATGTCTTTCAGGCGTGCCGGCGTCAGCGCCAGACGGTCAAGCATCGCTTCGCTCA